AACGGGGAGGATGAAGGTGGAGGATCTTACTTCACCTCCCCCAAGACGCACCTGCAATTCATCCCGACTGGATGTAAACTCTTGGACCTCGCTCTCGGCGGTGGTTGGGTCCTGGGTCGCGTTTCCAACGTCGTCGGGGACAAGTCGACGGGTAAGACCCTCCTCGCGATCGAAGCCTGCAACAACTTTGTGCGCACCTACCCCGGCGGCCGGGCTAAGTATCGGGAATCAGAAGCGGCGTTCGACCAGCCCTATGCAGGCGCGATTGGGATGCCCCTCGACCGCGTCGACTTTGGGGATCCCGACGACCCGTTTGAGACCGTCGAGCAGCTCCAGGACGAGGTCGACGCGTTCACCGCCCGCTGCGAGCGCGAGGATGTCCCAGGGCTGTTCGTCTGCGATTCCCTCGACGCTTTGTCATCCGCGAGCGAGAAGGCCGACAAGGACGCTTACGGGACGGCTAAACCCAGGGTGATGTCGGAGCTGTTCCGCAAGCTTGTCCGCCGGGTCGAGCGTTCGCGCGTCCACCTGATGATCATTTCTCAGGTGAGGGATGATATCGGGGCCATGTTCGGTAACGGGCTCAAGCGATCGGGTGGCCATGCCCTCGACTTCTACGCTACGCATGTCGTTTGGTTGACCCACCTCAAGACCCTGACGGCCGAGCGCCGCGGGGTCAGGCGCGCGACGGGGATCAGGATCAAGGCCAAGGTCGACAAGAACAAGGTCGCGATGCCCAAGCGCGATTGTGAGTTTGATATCATTTTCGGCTTTGGGATAGACGACATCCTCGCATCCCTCGACTGGATTCGGCAGATCAAACGCTGGAAGGATATCGGGATCCCGTCAGAGGAGAAGCTCAAGGATTACATGAAAGATACGCTCGCTCTCTCGGGGTCCGACTACCTGCGCCGCGCGTCGGAGATTGGGGCGCAGGTGCAGGCCGTTTGGATGTCGGTCGAGCGGGATTTCCTGCCGGACCGCTCCAAGTATGGGGGATGAGATTCGAGGAAGACACAGTAGGAGGACTAGGATGAAGAAGAGCCAGGGTGTGGATTTCGATACCTGGTACGCGGAACTCGAGCGGCTGGCAGAGCAGGACGGGACCGACCTTGGCGAGCCCGACCTGTGGAGCGATGACTATGACAATGACATGACGCCGCAGGAGGCGTTGGACGCCATCGGCGAGATGGAGACCGGAGTAGACGGTTGACATGCGTCCGGGTGGTGGCTCCGTCAAGTATTGACGAGGTGAAGGGATGAAACGACTGTTCCTCGGTACAGCACTGAGCCTCTTGCTTGCGACGTGGGCAAATGCCGCGGATCACTTCCCCGATGCCAATGCGCTGGTCGACCAGCTGAACGCGGCGATCACCGACCTGCAAGGGCGCGTCACCAAGCTCGAGACCGGTCAGCCTCCAGCACCGACCGAGTCGGCAGAAGGGACAGTCGCCCAGCCTGGGCAGCTTCTCTATGACGCGCTGGGCGGCTCGTGGACGATCAACCCGCAAGGACAGATCGTTCACAACTCCGTCGTCGATCCGATCACCAACTCGGTCAAGCGGCTGGTCTATCACAACCACCAGGTCTGTCAGAACGCCTACAGCCTCTGGTGGTGCTTCAACGGCGCTTGGCAGGCTGCCTCTGATCCGACGCAGCCAGTCACGCCACCGGCGACTGGGTTGCCCGCTGCCGTGCAGGCGGCGAGCCCGACCGTGGACTATGCCTGGGACCCGAGCCAGGGCTTGGACGTCAGCCCAAACCCGAACGACCCAGGTCACAAGTTCTACTGGTGCTGTGGGTACAGCGGTGGCTATCCTGGTCCGCTGGCTGGCCTGGCCAGTATCCAGAACGGCGCGCTCGTGCTCGGTGGCGATGGCCGACAGAGCCAGCTAACAACGATCAGCCGTGACGCGAAGCAGGGCTACACGCTCGGTCCGGACACCTATGTCGAGTTCGACGCCTCCTGGAACCATGGCGCCGACTGGGCGACGGCCAATGCGCTCTGGCTGGAGCCAGCGAACTTCTGGGTCGGCCCGAACAACGGCGTCGAGGTGGACGTCCAGGAGGACGAAGAGCAGAGCGTGATGCACACCACGCTCCACAACTGGCAGAACGGCGCGGATGTCGCTCAGGCTCGCAACCAGGCACCGGCCGCAGGTGGGCTGGGCTTGCGGCATCGCTACGGCGTCTGGTGGGTTGGGGCAAGCGACCAGTTCGTCTTCTACCTCGATGGCAGCGAGGTCTTCCGCTTGCCCGACTATCCAGGCAACAATGGGCATCGCTACCAGATCATCGTCGGTGCCCAGCCACTCGCGATCAGCCTCTTCGGCCTACACGCGTACAAGACGCGTCCTGGCGCAACGCCCTGACGGAGGAACTCCATGGTCTATCGCACAAAAGGCTTCGGCTGGCTCCCGGACATCCCGGATCACCGCGACTACTTGCAGTAGACGGCTGACATGCGTCCCGGCGGTGGCTCCGTCAAGGGAGGTGACTTCGAGCGCCGGATCTGCAAGGAGCTGTCCTTGTGGATGTCAGATGGGCGCGAGAAGAACGTGTTTTGGCGGACGGCGGGCTCGGGGTCGCGGGCGACTGGCGCATCCAAGAAGGGCGAGCAAAACCGCACGCAGGCCGGGGACGTTTCCGCCGTCCACCCCGCGGGGGCCTGGCTGATCGACCACTTTGTGCTGGAACTCAAGCACGTTAAGAACCTGCAACTCTTCCAGAGCGTCACGACCCAGAACGGGGAGCTGTACAAGTTTTGGGACAAGCTGGGTCGGCAGGCGCGGGCGCAGGACAAGGAACCGCTGCTGATCGCGTGCCAGAACAGGATGAAGATCTTGTTTATCACGTCGAGCCATGGGGCGGCCCTCCTCGATTGCGGCCGCCATGTGCTCCTGACTTGCTGGTGGGAGTGCCCGGCGCAGGTCTGCCTCTATGAAGCCGTGCTGGCGCAGCGGTCCCCGCATCCCAACCTCGCCGCCTTCTTCCGACCGAGGCTCCGAGCATGAAGGCGCTCGTCACGGCGGACATTCATCTGACCGACAAGCCGCAGGACGAGTACCGGTGGGGGCTGCTCCCCTGGCTTGGGGAGCAGGCGCGCGAGCACCAGGTCGACCTCGTTGCCATCCTTGGTGACTTGACGGACGCCAAAGACCGCCATTCCGCCTTCCTCGTCAACCGCTTTGCGCAGGAGCTCGCGGCGCTCGCTCGGCAGGTCGAGCGCGTCGTCCTGCTCAAGGGCAACCACGACTACATCGACCCCGAGTGGCCGTTCTTCGAGTTCCTCAATGCGTATTCATTCATCCATTTCGTGACGCGGCCGGCTGAAATCTGCGGGCAAATCTTCCTGCCCTCGACGCGCGACTATGAACGGGATTGGAAAAAGTACCGTGATGGTTTCCCCGGGAGCGATTACTATTTCTGCCACCAGACCTTCGACGGGGCGCTCGCCGACAATGGCACTGTCCTCCCCGGGATCCCACCTTCTTACTTCAAGCGGGCACGGGTCAAGGTCTGGTCGGGTGACGTCCACACTCAGCAGAAGGTGGGCCCGAACGTCGAGTATGTGGGCGCTCCTTACCGGATTGACTTCGGAGATACTTTCACGCCCCGAGTTGTTTTATTGGATGGGCAGCGGGAGCCGCGTGATCTTCGGTTTCCGTGCCCGCAGAAGCACCTCGTCACTATTCGTTCCCTCGGAGATCTACAAGAACAGCACCAACTTCTGGGCGTACGCCGAGGCGATCTCGTCAAGGTCCGCGTCCGGTTACGCCGGTCGGAGTACCCCGACTGGCCGTCTCTGAGGTCGTCGATCAGGGCTTATGCCGCCGGGGAGGGTTGGGTCCTGCACGGGCCCGAGCTCGCGAGCGTCGAGTTTGCGAAGGGCGAGGCGCCGCCCCCGGCGCTCAGCGCGATCGTGCCGCAGGACGTCGTCAAGCGCTATGCGTCCGAGAACAAGTTGGAGAAGGACATCCTCGACCTGGGGCTGTCCTTCCTGGAGGATTAAGCCGTGAAGGTCATCGAGAACAGCATTGAGACCTGTAAGAATTGCAAGTTCAGGCGAGCGATGCCCGGGTCGGCGGCGCAGGCACAACCTGCCCAGGCTTTCCTATGTTACTACAACCCACCCAGTATCACGACGTTTATCGTGGGTCAGGAACCTACGGGTCGGTTCCGGATGCACCATCACATCCAGCGCCCTGTCGTCCAGCCCGACGACTTCTGCGGGCACTGGCGTCCCCTGATCGAGAAGGCCAACTGAGATGGTGCGCCCGCCGCGCCATGTCGAGTGCACAGCGGTCCTCAAGCATGAAACCGACAAGGCGTGGCTGTTCGAGATGGAGACCGGGGACGTGTGGGTCCCCAAGTCGATCGGGGATTATCACGAGGATGACGAGCTCGTCGTCCTGCCCGAGTGGTGGGCGATGGACAAGGGGTTGATCTGATGGATCCATACGCGATCCTGGGCGTCCCGCACGATGCCACGCCTGAGGATATCAAGCAAGCTTACCGCAAGAAGGCCAAGGGGGCCCATCCCGACACGGCGCCGGACGGCGGTCAGGCGTTCTACGCGCTCAAGGCCGCATACGACCTTCTGCGCGACCCCGACCGGCGCGCCTTCTATGACCAGACCGGCGTGGCGGATATCGCGCAGACCCCGGACGGTGCCGTATTGTCCCAGGTCGCGAATGCACTGATGAAGATCATCACGGCGGAGCAGTTTGATCCTGCGCATCACGATCTCCTCGGCCTCGCGCGCCAGGTCATCCAGAACGAGATGATAGCTCCCACCGACAGTAATATCGCCAAGTTGACGGGCCTCCAAGATCGCTTGCAGCGCAGCCTAAAGCGGTTGCGTCACAAGGTCGACGAGGACAGCTCGGCGCTTGCCCTGCTCCTTGAAAGGAACCTCGCGACTATCACGGCCGAGCGCGAAAAGCAGGAGCGGGAGCGTGCGGTGTTCACCAAGATGTTGGAGCGGTTAGAAGACTACCAGTATGATTTCGAGGCGATGGTGGGGACTCCGTATGCGACGCGGCCACTGGGGACCTTTACGCCGTTTTACATCAAGAGGTGACCGATGAAGGATTATGTGCAGGTCGGTGACGCCGTTAAGTTCAAGGATGACGTGACGAGTGCCATGAAGACCCACGTTCACAACCAGCTCGGGGCGCACGCCATCGGGAAGGTGCAGGACATCCGCAAGGACGAGGCCGGGAGGTTCCGCGTGGACGTCGACTTCCCGGATCCCGTCGGACGCCAGATGGCGATCGCGGCATCCGACCTCGAGCGCGCCCCCAAGCCCCAGTCGGGGCCCACCGACAAGCGGGATCCCCCCGAGAAGGACTGACCCGCAGAGCGCCCCGAGCGACGCGAGCGTCATGGGCGTCTCGCTTTCAGGTAGGGGTCTACCTGACGCCCACTAGTTGCCCAGCGCTCGCGCGTCTCTCGGGGAGTTGGCCCTAGGTGCGCCCGGGAGGGTGGCTTTGGACGCGCAGACGGCCCCAGGATTACGCTTCCTTGAGTTGGAGATGGACAATTTCAAGTCGTTTGCGGGACACCACCGTATCGACTTGCACCGGGCGCCTGGCCTTTACTTCATCCAGGGGCGCAACCGGAAGGAGCCGCGGCTAGAGAGCAACGGCGCTGGCAAGTCGTCCTTGTGGGACGCTATCTTTTGGTGCCTCGAGAATCGTACCATCCGCGACCGGCGCCCCGCGGGCGCCGTCGAGAATCGGGATGAAAAGGGTCCGTGCAGCGTCGCGCTCAAGTTCGCGCGAGATGATCGCATCTACAAGATCACGCGGACGCGGCGCCCCAACCGGTTGACGATCGAGCGGCGCGGCCAAGTACGCGATATCGAGCAGCGCGAGGTCGCCCCGCTCCTCGGGCTCTCGGGGGAGGCCCTGCGCCGGACCCTGATCGTCGGCCAGTTTGGTGAGATGTTCCTCGACCTGGGCCCCGACGAGCAGGCGCGCACCTTCACCGAGATCCTCAACCTCGACCTTTGGATAGCGGCAGGCGAGCGCGCCAAGGGCAAGGGGCTCTCATGGAAGAAGACTCTAGACACCAAGGTGGTGGACGCGACTCGTATCCGTGGGCAGTTGGATGAGTTGCAGGCGCAGGTCACCCGCGCGCAGGCGCGGGCGGATAGCTGGGCGGACGAGAAGCGCAAGCGCCGGGACGGATTGCAGGAGCGCCGGGATACCCTGCTCGGGGAGATCGCAGCCGCCGAGCGCCGGGCCTCCGCCGGTAATCCCGAGCCCGTACCGACGGATGACGAGGTCAAGAGGATCGAAGAGACGATAGATGCGTTCAAGGATAACCGGGCCAAGGTCGAGGCCGACCGGCTGTACGAGCTACGGATGGCGAGCGAGAAGCGGGCGCTGATCACTCACTTTCTCAACCAGGTCAAGGCATATGATAGTGCAGGGGACCAGTGTCCGACCTGCGGTCAGAATGTGTCAAAGAAACACATCCAACGAAAGCGGGATGAAGCCCTGAAAGTGATCGAGGACCTGACGCGCGACGAGGGGGAGATGGAGGGACGCGCGTCCCTCCATGGGAATGAGATCGCAAAGATCGACCAAAAGATCCGGGAACGCGAGCAGGCACTCCGCGAGGTCCACGACCTCTTGCGCACGCGGTACCGCGAGGATGACGAGAAGGCGCGAGCGGTCGAGCGGTGGCGCACGCAACTCGAGGTCGTGGATGACGAGATCCGGCGGTTGGATGGTGAGACCAACCTGTATCTGGTGGAGTTGGATGACCTGCAAAAGCGCGAGGCGTCCCTCAGTGCAGCCCTGCGCGACCGGGAAGCCGAGATAGGGGACTTTGAGTGGGGTGTCAAGGCCTGCGCCTACTGGGTCGACACCTTCCGCGAGATCCGGGTCGGGCTGCTGGACGAGGCGTTGCGGGAGCTTGAATGGTCATCCAACCGGCACATGGTCTCCCTGGGTCTGACGGATTGGGACATCCGGTTTGCGACGGAAAGGATGACGGCTGCGGGCGATGCCCGGATCGCGTTCACGACGACCGTCTACCCACCCGGCGCGCCGGACGGCATCAAATGGGAATCCTACTCGGGTGGAGAGAGCCAGCGGATCCAACTCGCGGTATCTTTCGGTTTGTCGGAGGTCCTGCTCGCGCGGGCCGGGTTGACCCCCAACCTGGAAGTGTTGGATGAGCCGATCGTCCACCTGTCGCGCGCCGGTATAGATGATCTGCTACACAGGCTGCGGGAGCGTGCCCATGATCTCCATCGGGCCATCTATTACGTTGACCAGTTTTCGTATGACTCGGGGTGGTTCGATGGGACGCTCATCGTTGAGAAGGACGAGCGTGGATCTTATGTCCTCGCTCCCTGACCGGCCCAGGCTCGATCGGCGACCCTTATGGATGCCCAAGGTCTTCCGTTTGTATGTCGAGGATGCCCCGCACGGCGAGGTTATCATCTATCACAAGGGCAAACTCGCCGTCGACCGCGATATCTGGCCCGAGGTCGAGGAGGTCGCATCTTACGCACGCGCCCTCGAACGCGCCGGCGAGGCCGACCTCATCCAGAAAAGGATCTGTGACGACCGCTATGCTTACTGCCTCGTCAAGAGGTGAGACGGTGCCCTGGCGCGTCGAGATGGTGTACCTGGGATATAAGATCCGCCGCCGGTACTCACTTGGCAGCCGCGCGGGGAACTGGTGGGTGGGAGATAGGGAGCGCCGGCGCCGTGCCGTGACGGTCTATGAGATCTATGATGGTGATCGCTACCTCGACGGCTACCTGCGGCTCGACCGCGCCAAGCGCTGGATCAAGGAGCGCGAGCAGGGTCGGATCATAGTCGTGTGGGCCTGCGCCCTCGATTGGATGATGCGGTGCAGGAAGGGTACTATGGAGGAGCACCATGGCACGCAAGCTAACCGACGAGCAGCGGCTTGACCGGTGGCGTGAGCGGATCCGGAGACTACCTCCGCGGCCGGCCGACCCCATGGATAACTACGAGTTGTGGACGCGGCACCTCCATCTCGAGGCGCGGCTAGAAACCCTGCGCCATCTCGTCAACTTGGATTGTATGGTCGAGCGCCACGCTGCCCATTGCCGCTACAGAGATGATTGACCTGGGCCCCGACGGCCACTACCGGCTCACCGCCGGCAACAAGGTACAGGAGGATGAGGAATGAGTAGTTCTGCGCGCCCCCAATCAGCCATCGCGATAGCGGACCGCGTGCACATAGACGGGGACGAGAGCGTGGTCGCCGTCGTGACGGCCCTACTGTTCCGCACCGACCGGTGCGAGGTCGAGATATCCTGGATGAACCAGGGTGTGATGCAGGTCTGCTGGGTGCCATCCTGGCGCGTCAAGCGGGTCGAGGAGGACGAGCTCCCCTTCTAGGACACATCCATGCCGATCAAGCGCCCGACCTACACGGTACACGTGCCCGATCACCTCCAAGCCTGGCTCAACCATAGGGCGCGCGAGATCATGGATGACAATCGCCAACTCCCTTTAGAGGATATACTGGGATGTATTTACTTGGCTGGCGTGATCACGGGTGCGAGCCCTGAGATCGCCCGCGCTATCCTATCTTTGGAAGACGAGCGGTAATGAGCGAGCAGGACCGCGACCTGTTCTATTACGGGATGTGGATGTTCGTCGCAGGCATGATCTTTGGGGCAGTCATCAGTTATCTAGTGCATGGAGCCATCCAAGACTTGGTAGGCGCATTGTAGTAAAGGAAGGTCATCGAGGGCCACGGGGTTGGCAGGGCTGGGGTTGAAATATATATTGGTTGCTCGACCCGCCCGCCTTGTGTCGCCCGTGCCAAGAGAAGAAGATGAAACGGCACGGTAAGATAAAGATGATAAGCCTTTGGGCGACTGATACAAGAAGGGAAGGGTCAGATGGTAGATGAGACACCCAAACCTCTCACCTTGAAAGCACCCCCGAAACTTAGCCCATCCGAGAGTGAGGGGATGAAAGCGCGCCTGCGTATCGACGAGCATGGCGAGCCCCTGGAGCAGAGGCATCCGGCGGACAATTACGCGAATGACTTGTTCCTGACGAGCAACCCCGACGACTTCCTGATAGCGAAGCTGTCGTCGGCTTGGCGCTGGTACCACGATATCAAGCGGGAGCTAGAGCGCCGCCGGTATGTCGTGCAGGATGGGAAAGTCACGCGGGAGCCGCCCCTATGAGTATGGAGTGCGTGGAGTGCGAGCGCGACCTCCGGGGTGGCCATGCCGAGTCCTGCTCGCGGCATCCCAAGAACGCGTGCGCGCGCCCGAGCGATGCCGTACACGCGGGTATCTGGGACGAAGGGTATGGAGCGCGGAAGGCCGGGCTCGACCGCGGTAAGTGCCCGTACCTCATCTCGGATCACCTAGCGGCCTGGCGCAAGGGTTGGTACTTCGCTGATTGGGAGCTGACCCGGGATGAGTGAGCGCCGCAACCTGCCCGGCAGGCGCCCCATGGAGACCCTGCGCCTCGAGATCGGTGGAGCGCAAGCCCTCGCGTCGATTGGATATGACCCGCAGACGGGCTACCCCTTAGAAGTTTTCCTCGCCGGTGAGAAGGTCGGCACCGACCTGTGGAACGTCCTGCACGACACGGCAGTCATCATCTCAGTAGCCTTGCAGTATGGGGTGCCTGCGGAAGTGTTAGCTAAGTCGATCGCCCGCGAGACCGAGCGCGAGACGCTGACCATGACGGACAAGCCCGCGACGATCATCGGCGCGGTCCTCGACGCGATAGCGCGCCGCTCTCATCTCACGGAGGTCGGCGATTGCTGACCAAGAAGCACGCGCGCCCCAGCTACGCCGCCCGCGCGCTCGCCGTCTGCAAGCAACCGGTCATCCGAGTGCTCCTGCGCCTCATGATCAAGCATGGTGTGGGCTTCGACGAGCTCCATGATGGTGTGGGGCTCGACCGGCACAGTATCACCAACTGGGCCTTGCACAATGCGCACCCCAGCTTCGGTAACGTCCTCGCGTGCCTGCACTACCTGGGTTATACGCTCGTCGTGGTACCGAAGGACTGGGTCGAGCAGCCCAACCGCCCATCCATCTTATCGCCTTGGTCCCTGCGCCAGATGCTCAAGCGGGCAGACCGCTGGCAGACGCAGCAAACGGTAGAGCAGCGCGCTCACCGGTACCGCAAGAAGCGGCTGCAACAGCTACAGGCGCAGGCCGAGACTGCCGAATGAGGAGCGATGTAGTGACCATCCAGGGGCAGTTGACGCAATTGCTGCGCGACTGCGATGGATTGCCCGAGGATGTGGCGCGCGAGATAGCAGAGCGTATCGCGCAGGTCTCAGGCGGTGACATTACTGAGGGCGGGCTCGCGTGCCTGCGCGAGTTACTGAACGCAACTGCGATCAAGCTTCTCCTGCGCTGGGAACTAGAGAAGCGCGGCGAGGAGCTGTAGTATGTAAGGGATGCGGGTCGTCTCGACTGGTCCGGACGATAGCGACCCGCGGGACGAGCGTGGACGGAACAAGCCTCTGACATCCAACTGGTACGATTGTCTGACTCGGAGCACCTGAACCCAACCCCCACGGAGGCCTCGGCAAGTTACGCTCGTCCCATCGACTCCATGAGAGGGAACTACATGGGCGATTTCGATGCGGCGCAAAAGCGCCTCGATAGCTTTGATCAGCGCATCTCGGCGCTCGAACAGGCGCAGGGGAAACCGGGTGGAGGCGGTACCACTAAGAAGACACCGTCCCCTGATGGGACGACGGTCACGAACACGACCGACACCCTCGTCGACGACGGCGGTAACACGTTCCAGCTGACGCCGGGCCAGCAGGTCACCATGAACGACAACCTGCGCCAGGAGACGAGCCGGGTGACCGAGCTGAAGAAGGTCAACGGAGACGTCTGGCAGCAGACGTCTTTCGGTGGCTTTTGGGGCTGGGACCACAAGGCGAATGCCTGGACGGCAGAAGCCCAGGGCTATCCGCAGCAGTCGACGGGGACGGGAGGTGGGTCGACGACGACCGGCAACCCCCCTAAGCCGGCCCAGGATGCGGGCATGTTAAAGCTCGCACTGGGCGAACCGTTCGATGATCCCAACCATGTCGGCACGCGCGGATCAGGCGCCATCTTCCAGCAGGGGCTCCCCTGGGACGGCCACGACTCGGGTCCGGGGGCCTCGACTTGGGAAGTCAACAACTCGATCCTGACGATCCATGGTCCCGACCGGAACCTGTTCTTCAAGGATCGGTTCACCTACGGCTGCTTCTACGCCAAGATGTGGTCGCGCAACTGGGGCTCCTTCTGGCTCATGTCGGCGAACCACATCCTCGACGGCGACAAGATCCCCATCGACGCCAACAACCCGGCATCCTGGAACCTCGAGATCGACATCCGCGAGGGCGACGAGAACCACCCGAACGCGCAGTACTCCAACTACCACCGGAACACGTCGGGTTACGGCGGGATGCCCGACGACATGAACCAGGGTCAGGGCAGCAACCCTAACGGCGACTACACGTCGGCCGCCCCGATCGAAGGTGCCTGGCGCGAGATCTGCGCCGTCTGGTCCCAGCAGGGTGTCGACTACTTCTTATTGGAGCCCAACGGGCAGTGGATCAAGACGCGGCATTTCGACCCCTACCCCTCCAATGGGAATGCCTGCACCATCATCCTGACAGCAGACAACGGCGGCCTGCACGGCGGCCCGACGGTCGACCCGCAGATCTGCATGTTCGATGATGTGCAGGTGTGGACGACCGGCTGATCATGGACGCGGAGGAGCGCCGTCAGTGGGTCGAGATGCAAAACTCCCTGACGACGCTCAAGACCCGCCTCGAGAACATTTTCGAGAAGCTGGAGGCCGCCGACCGCGACCGGATGGCCCTCGTCGAGACGATTAAGCCGCTCACCTTCCTTGAGCAGAAGTTAGAGTTCCACCGTGAGCAAATGCACGTGTGGAAGAACGATATGACTAAGGTGTTTGCGGAAGAGAATTCCTACCTGCGGGAGATGCGCGAGCGCCAGGCCGGCCTTGAGCAGCGCATCATGGCTCTCGAATACGCACGCCAGTCGGCGATCGCCGTTATCGGGGCGACAGGATCACTCCTGGGCATTATACTGGGGCTCGCGGGCGATGTCATTATCCGGCGGTTCTTTGGATGAGTCGATGTTCCGGACCTGGTGCCGCAAGAACTGGAAGCTGTGCCTCTTCGCTCCTCTGGTACCGGTGCTCTTCTTCTTTGCGTTCCTCGCCCTAGAGCTCGCCCTGCATCCCAAGAAGACCATACACGTGTTCCCCACCTACCCGATGCATCCACTACCCGGCCCCGGAGGGACCAGGGATGATCTATCTTCTCCACCCCACGACTGAGTAGGCGCCATGACGGGACTGACGGATTACGCGGCGCAGGCGACGCTCAACTACTGGACGGGCAAGTCGGCCATGCCCGCGCTGCCGACGGTCTACCTGGGCCTGTTCACGACCGCGCCGTCAGATGCTGGTGGTGGGGTCGAGGTCGCGGGTGGGTCCTATGCGCGCAAGCAAACGGCGGCTGCCGACTGGAATGCGGCGTCTGGGTCGGCGCCATCCTTGGCGTCCAACGCGAACAGCCTCGCCTTCCCGATAGCGACCGCCAACTGGGGCACGATCGTCGCATTCGGCGCTTTCGACGCGAATGCCGCAGGCAACCTCCTCTGGTGGGCCTATCTCGGTAACTACCTCTGGTTGCCGTTCTCGGCATCTCTTGCCTCTCCCGCGGTCTTGACGTCCCCTGCTCATGGATACTCGAACGGCGACCAGGTGGTCGTCTCGACGGAATATGGTGGGGCGCTCCCCACGACGGGTGGGTCCTGGTCGGGGTTGCTGACGGTCGCGGGCGCGACGACCGACACGTTCAACGTCGGGGTCAACTCAACGAGTAGTGGTAGTGGGCTCGTCCGCAAGGTGACACCGCAGTCGGTCCCATCGGGTGTGCAGGCCTCCTTCTCGGGCGGCGCCCCCGGTCAACTCGTGCTGAGCCTCGCCTGAGATGGCGACTTACATCTACAAGTCGGCGGACGGGACGCTCGTCTCGTGGAATCCTGACGACCAGTCGCCGGTAGCATCCGACCAGGTCCTCTCGGGTCAGGGGATGGCGAAAACGCAGGCGCTCCCACCCCTGGATGCGTCGCACGCGTGGGATCCCATGACCAAGACCGTCATCTCAGTGACGCCCCCTCCCGACCCGCGCCCCATTTCATCCTATTCCTTCATCCTCAGGTTCACGCCGGCAGAGGCTGCCGCGATCAAGGCGTCAACCGATGCCCAGGTCATCCACTGGATGTTGGCGCTGTCGGTCAGCCCGGTCGTCGACCTCGGGGACCAGGTCGTGCAGAATGGGGTGAACTATCTTGCGCAGGTTGGGTTGATCGCGCAGGCGCGGGTTGCCGAGATCTTGCAATGAGTGGTGGCTGGCCGATCTCGTACGCGGCTGGCCGCATCGCCAACCAGGGTGACGCGTTTACCTCGACATCCAATCCTTTCCCGGTCACGTCGGGAGCTACCGCTTACACCAAGGGGGCGTGGGCGCAGGTCGTCGCAGCCACCCCGTTCGACGCCGCCGGCTTCTTTATCAACGGCGCCAATAACGGATCCTCGACCGGCTTCGCGATGGCGATCGACGTCGCTATAGGACCCGCGGGGCAGGAGCAGGTCATCTTATCTGACTGGTCATGCTGCACTTTCCATCATGCTTTCTTCCCGCTCGCGATTCCCGCGGGCTCGCGGATAGCGGAGCGTTGCGGGACTAAACTCGGGGCCGGTCAGTACTGGGCATCTATCGTACTGGTCGATGGGGATTTCGAGCAGCAGGCGCCGCTCGGTGTTTGTACGACCTACGGGTTCTCGGAGGCCAACTACCTCGGTACCGCGATCGACCCGGGCGGAACACCCAATACCAAGGGTGCGTGGAGCCAGATAGTGGCCGCCACGACTTATGACATCTCGGCTGTCGTCGTCGTGTGGGATAGCCAACTCGCGGCAGGCGCGACGGGCCGCGGCCTCATTGATTTGGGAATAGGACCCGCGGGGCAGGAGCAGGTACTGATCCCCAACCTGTTCGCGTCGCTCGCGGGTAACAATACCGTCAACCCTCAGTTGACGGAAGTCATGGAAGTAGAGATCCCGGCCGGCTCGCGGCTTGCGATGCGGGCGCAGAGCACTAACAATGCTCTAGCCACTCGCGTGTTTGGCGCCACTCTTTACGGATTCTCCTGATGACCTGGGCCGTCGACGCATCTGGGACACAGGCCGCCGTCATTGGCACAGAGCACACCCTCGATACGTCGAATGCCAATGGTACCTTCCAGCTACTCGTCGACGTGTCGGCGCTACAGCTGGGAGACGTCCTCGAGTTGCGCGTTTACACCAAGGTGCTCGCGACCTCGGGGCTCAACCAGGTGTGGAAGGCGACGATCGCGCAGCCCCAGTTTAACCAGGTGGCCCCCAGTCCACCACTCCCGTCGGATCAGCAGATCAGGTTCACCCTGAAGCAGGTGGCGGGCGTCGGCCGGAACTATGACTGGAAGGTCATGAAGGTATGACCTACAGCTACCTGGGGATCCTCGATTCACAGGGCCTTACGGCTTTGTCGGGGACTGTCAGGATGGGGTCCGCGGGTCGGATGGCAGTCCCGGCTTTCCCGGCCCTCCTCGCCGCCCGCGTGGCGCAGGCATCTAAGATCCAAGTTGGACTGATGCCGACGCTGCCCTTGGCGGGTGCGGTCAGGGCCGGGGCCGCGGGTCGAACGCAGGTGCAGGGGGCAGCCCTCCTCCACGCGCGGGCATCCTGGGGCTTCAAGGTGGTCCCGGGTCTCGTCGCGTTCGGGAACACGCCCCTCGTACTCACGGTCTCTGATTACCGCGTCCTCCAGATCTCGATGACGGACTTCAAGCTGTGACCGTCAACACCTACAGCCTCGGGGACGTCGTGCGCGTGCAGGTCACGCTATCGGATGACAATGGGGCGGTCGATCCCGGCACGGTCATTTGCTATGTGACTGATCCCACCGGGGTCAAGTCGACGATCGGGGCCGCGCGCGACGGACCTGGGGTCTACCATGCCGACATTACCGTGCCCAAGCGTGCATCCATGGTGGGGGCTTGGTACTATCGGTTTGAGGTATCGGGGACCGACCAGGGGGCGGAAGAGTGGACTTTCAACGTCAAGCCTAGTAGGTTCTACTGATGGAACGACCGCGACTCAAGGTGCCGCTCGACGCGCCCAAGATCGAGCGTCCTCGGCTCAAGAAGCCCATCAACCTGGGCCGCGGTCATCCGACGTTTGAGGCGACGAGCTACCAGCGGGAGCTCGTCAAGGCTTTGTGCGCCTGCGGCGCCAAGGTCGACGAGATCGCCAAGCTGATCATCAATCCCGACACTGGTAAGCCCATCCACTACGACACGCTCAAGAACGTTTTCTTCCGGGAACTCGAACTGGGCGTCCTCGAGCAGCACCTCAAGATCACCAACTCCCTGTATGAGATGGCTGTCGGCCGCGACGCCGTCTATGACGACAAGGGCAACCTCCTGCGCGCGCCCCTCGCCCCCAACCTCGGTGCGATCGTCTGGTGGGAAAAGACGCGGCGCGGTTTCAAGGAGGGGGTGGTCCTCACGCATCAGGATCCCAACGGGAAGCCCCTCCAGGGCGCGCAGGTCGTCGTCGTGCTGCCGCCGAACGGGCGCGAGTCGCCGACCACCTTACAGATCCCTCACCAGCGCCTCGACCGTATGAATGGGCATGACCTCTTGGAGGAGGTACCTGATGCTGAGGATTTTCCAGAGGAATCGCCCGGCGAATGATGCGTTGCCTGCTGTCGCGCAGCCCGCGGCGCTGCCGCCCTACTTCGGAGGAATCAAGATGTCTTTCGCGATGCGGTACAAGGCCGCGACCATCTCGGACGCGCAGGCGCAGGTGCAGAGCGAGCAGATGCCCGACGCCATCAAGACTTACTTGACCCAGGCGTTGGATGGTCTGCGCCAAAGCCTGGGCGAGGAGCAGCCCGTCTTCATCGATGCGATAGGTCACCTCCACGACGGCAAGAACTACAACGTGTCGACCGCCACCATCACGGTGCGGCCGCTCGACCCGGAGGAAGTTGGGTGATGCTGGATCCTCACAGCCTCGACCACCCATGCGTGCGGATCGACACTGTTCATCCAACACCCATCCGACAGCAGGAGTTGCTGGATGATGCTTACCGCTGGTTGCAGGACCGCGGTTGTACTTTCATCCGCACGACCGACATGTCGGAGAGGCGCGGTATGCTGGTCGTCGAAGGGTGGCAGCAGAAGCCCGATCCGGTTCCTGCGCCGCCGTATGACCTAGCTGACTAGGGCGCCCGCAGAGAGCGCGAGCGACGCGCGTGTCATGGGGGTGACGCTCGCCCACCCTGCCCCACCTGAGACGCGCGCTTGCGCGTCAGCCGCGTTATCTTCGCCGTTCACGGGTATGTTGCGCTGCGGGGGCTACCACGCCGGGGCCCTCTCGGGTGCTCGGGGTCCGGATCCCAGTACTCTCCCGGGCTCCGAGCGACCCTTAACTGGGAAGGAACCACTATGGGACAGGATCTGACGTTCGAGGAAGTCGTCGCGCAGGTCGTGCACGCGGCGGACTCTACACTCGCCGACCTTCTGGGGCTGCCCCAGAGGGAACTCGACGACGAGCGCAAGCGCGACCTCGTCGAGCAGGCGCGGATGGGATTGACCAACCCGGCGTTCAACGAGGCTGCTCGCCACCAATACTGGCTCGAACAGCAGCACGCCAAGGGCTGGGGCTACGGGATCGAGTACAACGAGGAGACCAAGCAGGATCCCAGCATCGTCCCCTACCACCGCCTCGCGCCGCAGGACCGGTTGCGCTACCGCTTGCAGCACGCGATCACGGAGATCCTGCGGACGGAGATGCAGAACATCACATTCCCGCAGCAGGAGGGGGAGGCCGAGAAGGAGATGGAGCGGCCGCCGCAGGACATCCAGCGCGGCGAGCCCGCGGACCGTGGTGACCATCCGTCGACCGCCACCCCAGTGGATCAGGTCGCGGGTCACCGAAAGACGGAGCAGATGGGCTAATGGCGTCCTGGGTGTTCTTGCTCATCGTGCTGATCCTCGTGTTCGGCGCACTCCCGACCTGGCCCTACTCGCGGGGCTGGGGCTACTACCCATCAGGAGGGCTGGGCCTAATCCTCATCATCCTACTCGTCCTGGTCCTCGTCGGAGCGTTGCGGTGATCGACCTGCACTTCCTCCAAGAGGGTGTGATCGTCGCGCTCGTCGAGGCCGCGACTCATGTCCCCGAGGCCGGGTCCCGGGTATCTGTCAACGAGTCGGGCGGTGACGTCAAGACCTTCAAGATCCTGGCGGTCGATTACGAGTACCTCATCTTGGGGCAGACGCTCAACCGCCAGATCGCCCTCCTGTCGGTCGCGCCCGAGACTAAATGATGCAGGTCGAGGCTCAGATAGCGCAGGATTGGGGCGCCATACGGGAGAAGATCGGGCCACAGGAAGGCCCGCAGACGGCCTTCCTGTCATCCCCTGCGGACATCACCATCTTTGGTGGGGCGGCGGGGTCCGGTAAGTCGTACGCATTGCTTCTCGAGCCCCTGCGGAACGTCCAGGGCAACCCCGCTTTCTCCTGCGTCATCTTCCGGCGCCACACGACCGAGATCAGGAACCCGGGTGGCCTGTGGCAGGAGTCGATGACCCTTTACGGGCAACTGGGGAACGCCGACCCCGTCTCCCACGTCCTCGAATGGAAGTGGAAGAAGGGTGGGATCGTCAAGATGGCCCACCTCGAATACGACAGCACCGTGTTCGAGTGGCACGGGGCGCAGGTGCCCCTGATCGAGTTGGATGAGCTGACGACGTTCAGCGAGTTCCAGTTTTTCTATCTACTGTCGCGCAACCGGTCGGCGACCGCCGGCATCCGACCGTATATCCGAGCGACTTGTAACCCGGATGCGGATTCCTGGGTCGCCAAGTTCCTCGAGTGGTGGATCGACCAGGATGAAAGATTGCCGGATGGCAATCCCAACCCGCGGTTTGGTTTCCCCATCCCCGAGCGCGCGGGCAAGATCAGGTACTTTACGCGCGTCGGCGACGAGATCAAGTGGGCGGATCGACCCGAGGAGCTGTCTCCCGAGCGGTTTAACCTGCCGGCCTATGGCCCCGACGGGATCCCACTTGAGTTCCTCGTCAAGTCGGTGACTTTTATCCCGGCTACTATCTTCGATAACCGCAAGCTCCTCGAAACGGATCCCGGTTACCTCGCCAACCTCTTGGCGTTGCCCATGGTCGAGCGCGAGCGGCTCCTGAAGGGCAACTGGAAGATCCGTCCCTCCGCTGGCTTGCTGTTCAAGCGTGGGTGGTGCGAAGTCGTGGATGCTGTGCCGGCGGGGTTGATCTACCGTAGGGGGTGGGACCTCGCCGCGACCGAGAAGACCCCGATGAACGACCCCGACTGGACCTGCGGCACCAAGGTCGGGAAGGATCCCAAGACGGGCATCTATTACGTCGTCGACCACGTTTATGACCAGTTGAGCCCGCAAGGCGTCGACCGGTTGCTGAAAAACACGGCGAGCCAGGATGGCCCCGAGTGCGAGCAGTGGCTGCCGCAGGACCCAGCGCAGGCCGGTAAGGCGCAGGCGGTCTATCACGTCAGCCAGCTGTACGAATTCACGGTCAAGCACAGCCCCGAGCAGGGGAACAAGCTGACCCGCTTCGGTCCGGTGAGCAGCCAGGCCCAGGCCGGTAATGTCAAGGTTCTGCGCGGCCCCTGGAACGACCGCTGGTTTAGGATCCTGGAAGCGTTTCCCGACGGCAAGACGGATGACGACGTGGATTCGACCTCGCGCGCCTTCCTGGGCTTCATCCAGAACACGACCGGGATCCTGGATTACTACACCCAGTTGGCAGCCGAGACTTTGCAGAAGGAGATGGAGGCGCGCGCGCCGACCCGTCCGATCGCCGAGGGGGTCAACGGAGTCAGGCTCAAATGCCCCAAGGGGGTCAATGTCGTTTATGACCGCCGCGGCCGGATGATAGTCGCGGATGCCAAGGGGGAGGTTGTCGTCGAGGAGGAGCAGGGCAAGGTCCTCGTGCGCTCGGGGTTCCAGTATGTTAACGGTGGGGTAGTAGCTTAGGGAGGCTCAGATGGGCCGCGAAGCAATCCACGATAACCTCGCTATCTTGCAGCGCCTCGATTTGTTCGATGAGCCCGAGTACAACCGCGCGGGTAAGGATGTTTGGGAGGCTCTGTTCCCGATCGACAAGGAGCAACTTATCCAGTTACTGTTCCGGGGTCCTGTGTGGGATGGTCATGTCGTTTCGAAGCCGGCGCGCGATGTCCTAATCGACTACGGGCTAGCGGTCAGATGCTGCATGATGGGTGAGCAGGGGTACACGGCCGCTACCTACCTTGCTTACACCACGTTCCGCCTCGGGGGCGCGCAGGCGCCCAAGGCGCAGTTGCCAGTCAGGGGGTGACCCATGGCCCGGCCCGACCGCTTACCCGCTACCGCGCCCGAGATCGAGCAGTATATCGCGAACGCCGCGAGTACCTACAATGTGCCTGTCTGGGTGGTCCGCGGAGTCATCCTGCGTGAGAGCGGTGGGAACCCAGACGCGCCGGACGGCGACGGGGGACGTGCCCGGGGGATCGCCCAGATGCACGAACCCGCAGCACGGCAGGTCGGTTTCGACTGGAGCAAGCTCAAGGATCCCGCCCTAGCCATCCAAGCCTGCGCCGCCTACCTCGCGTGGATCCGCGAGTATATCGGGTGCAACTGGTTCTGGGCGATGGCGGCTTACAACCAGGGGCCGGTCGTCATCCGCAAGGCGTACGACTATGCGTGCGACGCGCAGGCCAAAGGTGGCGGTACGCCGGAACAGGGGGAAGTGTGATGGATGATCCGCGGCAGTACGGGGTCGGGGTACTCAAGATCGCTGGTCCCCTGCTCCTCGAGTTCCTGCGCCTGTCGAACGGCCAGCGGATGCTCAGCCCCGAGTACCAGATCCGGCAGATCAGGATCTCGGGCCGCAACACCCTGGAGCTCGTACTCGAAGGGCCGGACATGCCGGCCTGGCACTATGGGCAGCCCGAGATCGAGATGGATTTGATCGTCCACGAGCACCGCACGACCGAGGTCGTCGGTGACCAGCAGCGTGACGTCATCACTTACACGACCGAGTGGAAGAGGGCGAACGGCAAGATCCATCATGGCTGACGGGAATGGCCGCGACCCGACTTACAAGCTACAGGGTAGGTTTACCCAGCGCCTCGGGGACACCCTCGACCTCAACTCATCCTTCTTCTCGCCCGGGTCGCCCATCTCGCCGATGGGTCCCAAGGACGAGGAAGGGCGGGTCCTCGACTACTCGATCGGTTACAACGTCAATATCATCCCGCGCCAGGGCGAGGAAGGGATCTCGTTCTGGGAGTTACGAGCCCTCGCGGAATATCATGACGTCACAAGGCTCCTGATCGAGACGCGCAAAGACCAGGTCGAGGCGCTGGGAGGAGCCGTTCGCCCCAAGGTCGGCCCGGGTGAGAAACCGACCGACGACCAGGTGCGCCGCGCCGACAAGTTAAATGACGGTATCTTTGCCTACCCGGATGGTGAGCATTCGTTCCCATCTTGGATTAGGCAACTGGTCGAGGAGCAATTGGTCATTGACGCGCCGGCCATCTACGTGAATAGGGATGACGATCCCAAGCGCACCCTGTATGAAGTCTTCGATGGGTCGACGATCAAGCGGATCATTGACCTGCGCGGGCGCACCCCCAGGCCACCGCAGCCCGCCTACATGCAGATCATCAAGGGTGTGCCGGCTTGGTGGTACACGACGGACGAGATGATCTACGCGCCGCGCAACTTGCGCGCGCACAAGATCTACGGATGCAGTCCCGTCCAGCAGATCCTCATGACGGTGAACATCGCCCTGCGCCGGACCAAGGCGCAGATGGACTACTTCACCGAGGGCAACATCCCCGACGCTTTCATCACGGTGCCCAAAGAGTGGACGCCGCAGCAGATCATTGCCTACCAGCAGGCGTTCGACGCGCGGTTTACGGGCAATTTTGCGGAGCGCAGGAAGGCGCATTTCATCCCGGGTGAGGCGCGCGTTACCTTCACGAAAGATGCGGTACTCAAGGATACGTTCGACGAGTGGTTGGCGCGTATCGCGTGCTATGCCTTCTCGATTTCACCGACGGCTTTCATCTCGCAAGTCAACCGCTCGGTCGCCGAGACCGCTAAGAAGGCGGCGGAAGAAGAAGGGCTCGCCCCACTCACGCGGTGGATCAAGCAGCTCCTCGACCAGATCATCCAGGTCCGCGAGAACCAACCCGACCTCGAGTGGGGTTGGGAAGAGCGCGACGAGACGGATCCCCAGGTCAAGGCTACGATCATCGGGGAGAAGGTCAAGGACGGTCGGATGACCTTGGATGAGGCGAGGGAGCAGGATGGGCTCGACCCCTACCCCGACGGGATCGGCGCGAAGCCTCTCGTTTACACGGGCACGGGGCCGATCCTCCTTGAGGATGTTATCAATCCTCCCGAGCCGCCGCCGATGCCGACCATGCCCGCAGAGGCCCCAGCGGGCTCCCAGCAGGGTGGGGGCGGCCCAGGGGGTGAGCCCCAGGGGGGCGCAGGCCGACC